AATAGGGCTCCAAACGTTCCTAGGCCTGATATACCTGCTCCTATCGCACCTAGTAGTGGATTAGTAAACGGTATAGGCTGTTCAATTGTTCTCTGTTGAGCAGAAGGAACTCTTGATAGTTGGTCTTGTACGAATCTTAATCTATTCAATGGCTCTTGTTGTCTAGCTGTTGTTAATCTTAATGCTTCATCAGCTAATGCTTGGTTTCTAGCTTGTCTTTGGCCACCTATTGTTCCTAAAGTTCCTACACCTTGTTGTCCTAAACCAAATCCTAATTGTCCTAAACCAGCTATACCTTGTCCTAAATTAGCCTGACTTTGTCCTAAATTACCCAGACCTTGTCCTGCCTGACCTAAAGCCTGTCCTACACCTAAATTTCTAGCTTGTGCTCTTTCAAAAGTATCCATCGCCTTTGCTTGAGCTTGTTGAAAGTTTCTTGATAAGTCCTCTGATATTCTTCTTGATTTTATATCTTGTAAGTTTTTAGCTAATTCTGCTTCTTGCACACCAAATCTCGCACCTCCAAAAGCTCCTGCTTTTTGGGCCTGTGTAGCTAAATTAGCTTGTGCTTTTGCAGCTTCTTCATCCATTTGTTTTAATGCTTGCTGTGTTACGTCAGCTTGATATTGATCAAAAAATTGTTGATAATTACTTTGACTAGGATCAAATTGACCTTGTGCTGCCTGTAATGCTGGTATGCCACTGGCCGCGGCCTGTTGAGCTGCTTGCATTGTCTGTTGGCCTGTTTGCATTCCTGCCAAAGCTTGATCTAAAAAAGGCTGAAAAGACGCTACTCCAGTTCTTGTTAAACCTCCTGTTGCAGGGTCAAAAGTGAAACCTAACTGTCTAGCAGCTTCACCAAATCCTGCTTGTTGAAATTCATCAAAAGGAGCTATTGCTCTTTCTTGTGGAGTTATTGGTTGATCTGTCGCCGCAAAGACAGAATCCATTAAACGTCTTCTATAGTCCTCTAGAAAGGGAGCTTCTCTTGATATCTGTGTAGTTACATTATCGCCGTTTGCCATTATGTAGTTGGTCCTTTCGAAGACTCTGGGTCTAATTTATTCATTAAATTATACATTGCATTAGGTCCGCCTGCATTGTCAACAGCTTTCGCTGTAAACACAAACTCACCATTACTTAACATAGCTGGTATCTTATCATCTTTTGGTCCACCTGGTCCATACACCATACCTCTTTTTTCTAATCCACCTAGCGCTAGTCCAATGACACCACCTGTGTTTGCTTGTCTAACCTCGTCAGACATACCACTCATAGGGACAGATACCAAACCTGGATCAACTTTTCTATCCATGTTTGCCATATCTCTAATATTTAAAACCTCCATTAGCTCTGATCTAGCATCAATCGGGGGAGCATCATCAAACATTCCTGCTACGCCACCCATAGCCATTCCGCCCCTTGTGGCTGCTACATCCTCATACTGACCTGTAGCTATATTATATCGTAAACCTTTTAACATATCTTCTGCTGGTGTAGGAGACAATCCATAATCAGCAGGGTTAGGGTTTTCTCCTCTAGCTTTTGCTGAGTAGTAATCATCAACTGCACTTCTATATTCTTTCGCTGCCGCAGGATTTTCTGGTGTGTCTCCTATCAGTGCTAAGTATGTTGCGAGCCCTGGGCCGAGAGTCGATGCTATTGATCCAAGTAACTTACCTTTGCCTGTCAATCCATCATCATCATACAGACCCGTAAATATGTCTGTCATTTTAAATCTACCGCCAGTGGCGTCTTCTGTTTTTTGTGCTAAAGTGTTTAAACCTCTTATTTCTTTACCAAAATCTCTACTAGCTTCTAAGGCTTGATTAGGTGATAGACCTGTAGTCTTACCAGCTGCATCTGCAGCGTCTATAGAGCTCATTCTTGTGCCTACTTGACCTCCAGTAGTATCAATTACATTACCAGAGTCTGTAGTGACTGCATTTGGATTTAAAAACTGCTGTGCAAAATCAGTGCCAACTAGCTTTTCAGTTCCAGCAGTCAAAGCCTGATTGGTGAGAAAAGACATAAGCGGATTCTTTTGATACTGAGATGTTAATAAGTTAGGTAAAAATCTGGTAGCCATTTGAACCATAGGGTTCGCATTTGCAAACATAGGTAATCCCGTTGCAAATCCTGCTGCTATAGCTATGGC